GGACTTGAGCAAAGAAAGTAACATCTGCGGGTTGAAGCCTGCTCCCAACTATTTGCCTTTCGGTGGTGCGGAACCTTTTCGCCCGCCGCCGGTGAAATTCCCGTGCGTCAGACCGAGTGGATCGGGAGGGTTGAGTTCGGAAGGAACGTTGTGCGTATCGGGGTCGTTCTTCGTCCGGTTGCCCTCTTCGTTGATCGGGGTAATCAACTCGTCGTAACCGCCGCCCTTCAATTTCTCCGGCATGATGCCCTTCTTTCCGAGAAATGGGGGAGGAGTCGTTGCCTCCCCCAAAGCTCTAAGCAAATCACCGCACCTGAGAGTGCGTTACTTCCGTCGCCCGCCACGGCGATGCTTACGGCCTCTGCGTGCCATCGTATGCGCTCCTTTCTGCCTCTATGCTCCAGAATCGGAGCAGATCGCAACTAGAGGCCAACAACAAACTTGTTCAGTAACGGCCGCCCTTGCGCTTGCCTTTGCGCGTCGAAGTCGCGCGGTCATGGCGTCCACGGATCGAAGAAGTCTTACCCATTTTCCTGCCACGCATTAGGCAACTCCTTCTACCACTGCCTGCGGCAGCGGATTGCGCGCATCGCCGCATCGGGCGATTACCGCTTTCGCCATGCGTCCGAGATACGCCAGAAATTCTTCTTCTTTGGGAAATTTTTCGCGCACCGACTTGTGAACGTGGAAGGGAACGGAGGGAACGCCGTCAACGGCTAATTGCGCGAGAACGTATTCGCCGTGATTCAAATCGTCGATTTCGATGATTCCGATTTTCTCCACGAATCGGAGTGTGCGTGTCGTGGGACAACGATGTAAAGGCTTGGTATTCCTTTATGCTCAGAGACTTACGATGTCATCTTCAGGAATTGCGATCCACCAACGCCTGCTGGCGTCTTGAAATACCGGCACTCCTACCGAAGCGAAACGACCTTGCGTGCACCATTGCACGATACGGCGTCTCGTTTTTCCGTAGAACTGTGCAGCAAACGTCGTCGAGCGCCAGTGAATCGGAGCAGGCTCGTGAGGGAGAATCGTAGTGTGGGTGTCGCCGTTCACTTCTTCACGCCTTTAGCAAGAGCAGCGAGCGCCATCTCTTTTTCAATCGCGTCGGCAATCTCATCCGCTTCGGGGACGTCGAGCATGTCGAGCGCGTGCCGTGTGTCGATCATCGCGGCCTTTTTCAGTTCAATAACCATCGAGCGCAAGGCGCTCTGAGACATCGGCCGCACCGCACCTTCTGGAACCTGAACCTCGTAATCTTCCGCCGCTGAGTCTGGCTCCCACTTCATCACTTTATCTTTGTCGCGGTACACGCGCTCGTCGGTGTAACTCTTCGCCATCGTGTAAAACGTTAGTTCGGCAATCTTCTGCACCGTCCACGCAAAGAGCCGTGCGGTCAGGCGCGTTCCCGCTTGCGATTGCGAGACGGCGGCTTCGAACAAGTCCGGGCCGACGTTTCCCGGATTCATGTTCCCCTGGCGCGCGGGAGTTGCACCGCGCAATTCCTTCTGAAGCGCGAGTAGCTTCATCGGATAATCCATTTGTTGCGCCGCAAACGGCGGAGGATATTTGATGTCAATGCCCTGGCCGGGCGGAGAATTCGCTCCGACAACGACAATTTCTCCCGGCAATCCTCCGAAAGTGTTAGCGGTAATTCCGGTGCTGGCGTGAATGACCACGACACCGTTGTTCAACCGCCTTGCATTCTCGTAATTGTTGGTCATCTGCTGTTCGGCGGCATCCTGCAAACTCTTCGTGTACTTCATCGGGGCGGGGCACCACACGGTATCCCACGGCGGAACGCTCCATACCGGGTAGGCAGGCCACAAATCGCCGAGCGGAAGCGGGCTGTGTCCGTCAACGAGAATCGTTCCTTCACACTCGACGGTCATTCTTCCCAGCGGATAGACGGGAAGTTGGTCGGGAACTTTCAGTTTGTGCTTGATGAATTCGCGCTCTTCTTCTCTCTTGAGGTCGCGCATCGTTGTGTCGCGCGAGTAGCAGAACCTTCGCTTCATCGGGCCGTCGCTCGAATAAGAATCACCTGACGGCAGTCCCCGCATGGTTACGGACATCGGGCCGGCAGGCATTTCAAGCGAACCGGCAGCAGCGCCAGCAAGGTTCTCGCTCTTCGCGGATGCGCGCTTCACATTTTCCGCGTGGTCGGGCATCTCTTTCTTGATCTGGTCGAGATAGACGAAATCCTCGAATACCTGCCATGTCCAGTCTTCCGGCCACGGGCTGATGGGATCGACGTGGACGTTTTTCGGCAACCTTGCGCGGAGCCACACGTTGCCTTTCCCTCGTTTTGCGAAGGGGTCGTTGCCTACTTGGAGCCAAGCGGTTCCGGAAAACTGCGCGTAAATCTGCGCCATCAAGAGTTGCAGATTGAAGAATTCCTGCTTCCAGTGTTCCTGAAACGCTTTCTCTCTTTGTTTGTCGCGTCCTTCTTCCTTATGAATGAAGACGCGCATGTTCGTGTCAGTGGCTTCGGCGGCTTCCTGGAGAAGCAAGAGTTGCAGTTGCGGAGCGGCGATGCGCGGGCGGAAGGTGGGCATCCGGCGAGTGCGCTCGAACAGGTTATAGAAGTTCGCTACATCCTCGTCATGGTTGACGCCGTAAACTTCTTTTCGCGCGGTTTCGCTCTGGCGAACTAGTTCGTCGATTTGCCTGGCTCGAATGTCTTTGGTCGAAGCGTCGCCTTCGGTTTTGGAAGAGCCTGTCGCGGGAACTGTTCTGAAATTAGTGTATGGTGCCATCAGTCACCGCGCTCCGTCTTTTGTCCGGCATGGAAGTTAACGTGTTTCACCATTCCGGAACAATAGCAGACGTAGCGCGTAGAAATGACCTTATCTCCATGTTTCAGTTCTTCAGCCAACTGCATCGGGTTATGGCAATCAGTACACAGCGGGCCAGTGTTCGCGGATGCGACGGGATTCGGGGCCTCGTCCATCAGCGCCTCACGACCAACAAAGCGATCAAAAAAATCTCGATTAGCATTCCGACGAGCATGAGAACGCGGTAGCCTGCCTCTGACGTAATGTAGCCAAGTTTCATCAGTTCACCGTCTCGCTCAGAAAGTTCCGCACTTCCTCAAGCGCGCTACCGCTTCCTGTTCCGGTCGCGCTGTGAACTTTCAGTTCCTTCTCGATGTCGAGAATCTTGTCCATGATGTCTTTCGGGCTCATGATGTCCGAGAGCGTTCCTGCATACTCGTTCAGTCTCCGCTGATAGAGCTTGATGGCGTAAACGTAGCCGTGTTTCTCTCGGACGTCGTTGAACTCCATACCCATCGCCGTGAGCACTTGCTGCGCGGTGGGCTTCGGCGTTACTTGACTGTCTTCAGCCGCAGCGGGTTCTTCCCTTCGGCCACGTCCCTTGCGAGTTTCTGCTTTCGCAGCATCTCTTGTTCCAGTTCCGCCAGTTCTTCGTCGCTCGGGACGCTTCTCTGCTCGGCGTCGTGGCTGGCTTGCACTCTTGGTCTTTCGAGCGGCGACGTGCTTGCTGGCATTACCCATTGATGAGCCTCGGGAGCGACGGGCACGGCGGAAGCGAGGTCAGAGGTTGCACGAATGACAATTTGGGACTTGCGGCGGTCAAAGTCAATAGTCAGTAAGCGCCCTTTGTCCAGTTGATCGTACACCACGGCCTTGCAGCGAAGTTCGCCACCCGCCTGAACGACGAGGGCAAGCAGGACTCGAAGTGCGGATTGTGGGTCTTTAAGGTCAATCGCGTGAGCTGGCGTAAGGCACCTCCTGCCAAACTTTGTTGTGTACAATCGCGCAAACTAGAGCACGACTAACACTGAATTTTTCTGCTAAAGTTTTCTGTTGGACACCAGTTGAATGAAGCGTTCGTATCTCTTTCGCCTTTTCAACAGAAAGTTTGCAAGGGAATCGGCGTGCAAATGTTTCGTCCATCTTAAGGCTCCTGCCCTTCTTCACCATGTCGTCCATGTTATCTTGATGAGTGCCTAGGAAGAGATGGGACGGCCTGACGCACCTTTTATTGTCGCAAGAATGAAGGACTAATTTCCCTTCGGGTATCTTCCCGTACTTTAGTTGCCATGCGACTCTGTTTGCTCTCAAATTCCTGCCGTGCCGCAAGCCAATAGAAATTCGCGGATAACCAGATTTTTCGACAAAACCCTGCCAGAGCCAGCAGCTATTACCTTGCAGCTTTACCACTCTTTCATTCAATCTTTGCGCGATGGACTTGATTCGGCGAGGCATTCATTCTCCAAAGAAAGCAAACTCTTCTTCGTCCGAGGACTTATAGTTTACTATCTTTTGGTAGTGCTGTTGGAGAGAAAGTGCAGCATCATTGACGATATCATCCCCTTTAGTTCTAAGAATTTTACGCACTTCTTCATCTTCCTCGCGTTCTTTCGACTTCACTGGGTTTAGGAGAGTTCTTGGCGGCGCCCACTGGCGCATGGCGAGGTTGGCGATCATCGCTCCGAAAAGAATATCGTCATGGCCTTTTTTCACGTCCACTCTTCCGGTTTCTTTGCGGGTACACATTCTAATCTGTGCGGCGAGCAAGTCATCGAAGATGGTGACGCCGTATTCGCCTTCGGTTCCCGCGGCTTCACGGAGAGCAGCGCGCATGGACTCGAAGAGCATCGTGCGGATATGCTGCGTGGTCTCGATCCACACGGCGTTCTTGCCCGAGGCCCAACTGCCAATCTTGTCGTCCTTACCTTTCCAGCGGTACAGGTTCGGATAGTTGAGCAAGTCGCGGACGACATGCAGCGTGCCGTAGCCGTAGCCTCCGGTCAGTTCGCCGTTGAGCATGGCCTTGTTGTAGCGCAAGCCGATAGAGTTGAGGTAGCAGGCATGGATTTCCGGAACGACGTAGCCTGCGAAGCGGCATGCCTGTTTCCCGGTGTTGCCGTCAAAGGTGACGTTCGCGGCGAAGTCCATATCCTTCTTTTTGTCTTCATCGTCGCCGCGCGCGGCGTCGGCACCCACGTAGTAGTAGTGCCCCGGTTTCGGATCTTCCCAGATGCAGAAGGTTCCCGCGTGATGCTCCCGGAGTTTCAGCGAACCGTCGTCGGTATGCTCGATGAATCCCTGCCATTTCGGGAGGGTGACGTTCTGGCTGGCCCACTGGCGCTCTTGCTCGGAGAACGCCGGGAAACCGGAAGTGATGAAGCTCTCTTCCCAAGTCGTCGGATACTCCTGGTGGAAGAGTTCGACCAGCCCGCCGCACTCAGGCGACGCAATCTTGAGTCTCCGGAAAGCGAGTTGCGATTTCGTTAGGCCGCGCTTCAGCAGTTCTTTCTCTTCCTTGTCGAGATTCCCTTTCCGCATCACTTCGGGATCGGCGACGCACGCCGGGTCGTCGGTCCAGGAAAGGAATACCGGATGGTAGTCGCTGCGCTTCTCGATGGCGTCC